CCACATTCAGGACAAGTAAGAGCATAATTCAAAGTGTTATGCAATGAATAATCACGAATTAACGCAAGGACATAATTATATTCCTCTAAGTCAAGAGGTGTGTTTGGATCTTCTAAGCAACCATAAACAAAAATTTTTCTACGCTCCAAATTGCTATCTGCATTGTCTAGTGCTCGTTTATCTTTAACCTTCCATTTTCTGTATTTTATAGTTCTTCCATTTAATTCAATTTCTTTGTACATATTTTAAACCTCTGGTATTTTGGAATCCTTTAATGTAATTGAAAATTCACAAATTTGTGCTTCGTTGTCATTACTCAATGTTAGTGTGGAAACGTTTGTAAGCATACATTTTTTTAGTTCCATAATTTTATAAGTCTTTTCATTTACGTTGTCACCACCTTTAAAAACTGTAATATTAAAAGAAATCTCATCAAAATATTTTTCTCTGGATCCCTTTAAATATTTTAAAAAACATCTGTATAAACGATTTTGATCAAAATCTTTAAATGTTAAGGTAATTGAAGCAACATCAAAATATGATTGGGCCATTCTAAAACGGTCATTGATAAAAGTTTCAATAGGATTTCCAGAACCGTATTGAGGAACCTGGAAATCTTTTAAGTACAGATTGAAATCACCTATTTCGGCTAACCCGCTTGAGCTCCATAAGGTATTTTTAGCCGGCAAAGCTGGTTCTATTTTTATGTAAAAATTTGATGTCAAAGACCATTTTGTTTCATAAATTTTTGAAATCGCTTCGTGTAAAGTTGGTGGTCCTTTTAAAAGTGTTTTGCTCATAGTTATAAATAATATTTTAAAAACTAATGTATTTATCAAATGAGTGCATATTCAAAATTGATAAGAGCAGCCATTGGTGATGGTGCTAGATCAAACAAATTCAATGTTATTTTTAGTTTCCAATCAAGTGGTGGTTTTGAAAAGGAATTAGCAATTTCCTGCAAGAGTTCATCTTATCCAGACATTAAGGCAAAAACAGCAGACTTTAAATATAAAGGTCATATAATTCCAATTTACATTTCATCAGTTTACGGAAATGAATGGGATGCTGAATTTTATATGGATCCAACTCACAAACTTAAAAGATTTTTTGACAGCTGGGTTGAATTTTATGACGGTCGTGGCGAAGGTATCACAATGCGTGATGTTGGTGCAAGACAAGGAACTATTTTTCTCCCAAATGGAGAGCCATTGTTTCCAAATCTTGATAACAAAGGCGACCTTACTGTAACTGCTAGAATTTATCAATTTGATTTTGACGCCGAAATAACACCTGAAACAACTGACGGTGCCACAGCAAAATACGTTCTGTATAATGTGTTCCCGTCAGGCATTGATAAAATTTCAGTCGGCGAAAATGACGATTTTTTAACCTTAAAAGTTAATTTTAAATATTCATATTTTGAGCGTGAAGACTAATGATTGACGGTAGAATTACAATTGCGGATATAGCTGCTCAATATAGAAAGGGTGGTATTTACAACAATAAATATCAGGTTCTTATTGATCCCCCAAAAAACATTTACACTTCAGAATTTACTAAAAAACTTTGGGTGCTTTCAAAGAGTGCAACTATCCCTAAGAAAAGCACAAAACCAAAGACTATAAATATTCACGGTGTTCCAGTAACATTTAAAGGACAATTTGATTATGGTGAAAGTACCTCTATTGAAGTGTACGAGGACTCTGAATTAAATGTGCTCAAAACCTTAGAAAAATGGATAGAGATGTCAGATGGCCCAACTCATTCTTGGGATAAAGAATACTATAACGGTTCCATTTCAGTTTTTCAATTAGATGGTGAAGGAAACCGTTTGTACGGTGTTAAATATCTTGATGTTTTCTTAACTGAAATTGGAGAGATTAAATATACTGGAGACTCTGGAAATCTTTTAACATATACATTAAATTTCAGTTATTCAACGTGGGAAGTTATTGACACATTATAAATAATATGTTATAATAATAAAATTAGAGAGTTTAAAAATGTCCAATGAAATTGCTAAATTAAAGAATTATCTTGGAATTGGTGCTAGAGCTAACAAATACAGAATCTACATCAATTTCCCAAGTGGTGTTCCAAGCACATACGCAAATGGTGACGCCTTTGCTGTACTTTGCAATAAGTGTAGCGGTTTCCCTTCAAAAACCGTAGAATCTTCCGAAGTTAAGTCACAAGGAAGAAGTTTTTTTGTACCAAAACAACCAGGTAATGGCGGCGATTTTGATGCTACATTCTACAATGATGAAGGCCATAGAATGAGAAATGATTTTATGGCTTGGGTAAAAGCAATAGATCATATTCCAGCAAATAGTAGTTCTGGAAACCTTGACGCTATTATGGCAGACATTAGAGTTGAGCAGTTAGATAGTGCAAATAATCCAACAAATGCTGTAACTTACCATCATTGTTTTGTTACCGAGGTTTCTTCAATTGAATTTGACGGAGGTTCCGCAAGTGAAGTGGAAACCTTTACCGTGAAGTGGAAATATTCATACTACACTTATGGTATGGGCAATGACTCTGAAAATGATAGAGTTACTGAAAATAATGTACCTACTGAAAACGCAGTAGCATACGATAACTAAGGAATAAAAAATGGGATTTCTTGATAACGCAAAATCCTTATTTTCACGTTTAAACCCTTTTAATAGAATTAACGGAAAGAAGGTTGTTCAAGAACTTATCAAGCATCCCATTAAATTGCGTTCTGAAATAAATAATCATAGAATTAAAGACGGAACGATATGTTATTTTGAGTACGACCCAAAAAATAAAAATGATATTTGCGATTATAAACCATTAATTATTATTTTAGGTCTTTCAAAAAATTATATGCTTGGTTGCAATTTCCATTGGATCAATATGTATGAACGTTTAGAATTAATTAAATTTATAATTAAACTAAATACTGAAAATGGAAAAATCAATAAACCGTTACAATTTACGTATAAAGAATTGAAACAATTTTTAATGCAACCTCAATATAAGCAATGTTTGAGACTGTATATTATTAAGAGAATGTCTTTAAAGGGTGTTATTGTAGATCCAAAATATCTTTTGGATATAGCACGTTTAAAATTAGAGCATTTTTTGTAATCAAATTTTTTTATAAATAAAGTATAAATAAAATATATTTTTCATTAAGAGGAAAATATGAACCAGTTAAACAAAATTCTTTTGAGTGAAAATTATGCCGAATTTAAGAAATATTTTGGCAATCAACTTGAAAGAAAATTACAAGAATCTATCATACTTAAAGGAGAAAAACAAATGGCAAAGCGTTATGCTAAGGTTAAGTCTTTATCAAAGACTATGAGAAATTGGTTAAACGAGGAAGAGGAAATCGAGGGTTCAACCGAAGATGTTAAGGAGTCTTTACGAGCTGTAAAGCGTAAGCTCCGTGAGGCTGAGGACGAATTAGAGGTTGCCGAGGAAGAGGGTCAAGACGTTTCAGACGTTAAAGAAGCAATCGAAGATTGTAAGGACGAAGTAAAAGAGGCTGAGGAAGACATCGAAGAGGCAGATGATGCTGAAGAGGTTGTTGAGGCTTTAAAGCGTGTTTACAAGAAGATCCGCGAGGCTGAGGAAGAATTAGGTGAAACTGATGTCGAAGAAGATGACGAGGAAGTTGTTGAGGCATTAAAGAAGGTTTCACGTAAGTTTGCTAAGGCAAAGCGTATCGTTGAGGATGCTGAAGTTTCTGATGACGTTTCCGAAGACGATGACGAAGCAGTTGTTGAGTGCTTACGCAAGGCCCGTCGTTTAATTAAGGAAGCAGAAGAAATTGCTGACGAAGATGACGAGGAAGTTGTTGAGGCATTAAAGAAGGCACGCCGTGCTTTAAAAGAGGCTGAAGACATTGCTGATGAGTGCGATGACGTAGAGGAAGATGACGAAGAAGTCAAAGAGTCATTAAATCGCCGTGCTCGCCGTTTCTGCTAATTGAAAAAATAGTGGGTACGATGTACCCACTTTAGTTTTTGAGGTACTAAATGTCAAATCTTTTATTTGAAATTGATGGTCAAGAGTTAAATATCGAAACTAAAGAGGAATTAAACGAGTCCTCAGGCCAAAAAGAAAAAACTTACAAGATTAAAGGCATTTTCTCAACCATTGGCGAGAGAAATCG